TTGTCGTCTGACGGTTCATGCGTCCAACTCCAGGGTGATCCGCCCCTTCTCGAACCCGATCACCGTCCCAGTCCTCGCACGCTTGTGCTGCACGTCGAACACGTTCAACCGGTCCCCGATCTTCGGGACGTAGCCCGGATACTGGTCCGCTTTCGTCGTCACCACATCCAGCGGCTTCGCCTTACTCATCGAACTCACCTTCCAACATCATCTCGATCGCACGGCCCCGGGACACCTTCACGCCGTGCTCCACAGCCAACCGGGCGGCCAGTTCGTCGAGCTTGCGGACCATTTCCGGGCGGATCTGAACAGAAATCACCGGGATCGGGGTCCCAGGAGACCGAATCCGGTCACTCCACGACATCTTCGGGCCTTTCCGGGTGGGTTGGGGGCGGATTCAGCAGTTTCCGGGACGAATCGGCCGGAAACTCGCCCTTCCCGCCCAGATCGAGCCTCATCAGCCCCTCGAACGCCTCGGTGGCCCTCATCTCGTCCATCAACTGCCGGGTGGCCTCCACCATCACCTCTCCGAGGCTCGGAGGCCGGTTCAGCCACTCCTCGTAGAGCGCGCCGGCGTCGAACACGGGGATTCGGCGCTTCCGGGCGTTCATCACACAGTTCTGCGTCCCCTTGCCCCCCGGGAACGCCACGAGACCTTCCGTGAGGGGGCGGGCGTCCAGCATGCGGGCGTTGCGGTTCGACCCGGCCCGCTTGCCCTCGGACTCCCACTTGGCGTAGAACGCCTGCTCCGGGACTTGATGCTCCCTGGCCCACCCCCCGGCGATCTGATCGACACCCAAAGAGCCGCCGTGACGCAGAATCGTGATCCGGCCCGCCTCGTGCATCCCGTCGAGGACGTAGGCGATGTACTTGTGGTCCCGGAAGTCTCTGCCCCCCGTAATCGTCACGATCATGGCTTCACCTCCACTCGTTCCACGGTGTACGTCCCCGTCCACAGAACCTCGTTCCTGGCGTTCCACACGTTCGGGGACGGGTCGAACAACCCGTCGAGGGTCGGGTCTGACCAGTCGAGCGGCTCGCCGTTATCGGCGTCACAGGCCGCCTTCGCGCCCTTCAGGGACTTGAAGATGCCGAGATCCGCCGACGGCTCCCACGCCGCCCACGACACGCTCGCCATGTAGACGATCATTCGCCCTCACCCTCAACTAGACGGTAAGGGTCCGGGAGGACGAGTTCGTCCTCCTCGACGAGGAGCCAATGTTGCCGCTTCAACCTCACCTCGTCGTCGCGGTCCTCGAACCAGTCGAGATCCGTCACGAACGACCACTCCCCGTAGATCAGCGTCCCGTCGGTCTCGGAGTACACGTAGGACGACTGGCCGACCTTCGCCTCGCTGAACGGGACCACGACACCGAGGATCATCACTTCACCTTTCGATAACACTGCAACGTCGACACGTTCGACGCGCTGTGCTTCTGGACCATGTCGACCTTGCCCGAGCCGCCACAGTCCGGGCAGTCGTGGCCCATGTGCATCCCGTAGCAGTAGTCGACCCCCTTGACCAGCCCAGCCTCGTCGCGCCCGCGCTGGGTCTTCGGCTCGGTCGACGGACCCGGACACGAGACCCGCCCGACACCAGCGCATCGCTTGCACTTGCGTTGCGGCTGGGCGCGGTAGCCGACGACATGCAACTCGTCGACAAGTTCCAGGCCGATCGTCTCGCCGTAGTTGGCGAACAGCATCCGCTGCCACACCTTCTCCCCTGACACGACCTGACCCTGGAGCTTGAACAGCACGATGCCCTTCGGCTTCACGAGGCGGGCCGCTTCCTTCATCCCGTCACGCATGAGGGTCAACCTCTCGTCGACAGTTAGGTACTCCCCCAGCCCGTACTGGGCGTCCATCGGATGCTTCGACGTGCCACGGAACCCGTACGGCGGATCGAACACGACGACGTCGAAGTGGTCGCTGAAGAACGTCGTGTCCCGGAAATCCTCATGGACGTCACCCTTGAACTCGTCGAGGTCGTTGCGGACCAACTGGCCGGCCGGGGGTGCCCACAGCTTCCAGAACGCCCCCTCGCCGTACGTCATGTCGAGGATGAAGTCGTCGTTAGTGATGTAGCCCAACTCGTAGGCGTCGTAGATCGCCTGCGCGTTCGTGCGGCGGTTCGGGTCGAAAGCGAGGATGGTCACTTCCCGCTCCGTCGCTGGGACCAGTTGCGGATGGCGCCCTCGGCGGCCCTCCGCTTGTAGGCGGCGAGGAGTTCCGGGAAGGCGTCCGGGTTCATACCCATGCCGATCGTCCACCACGGCTCGACGTCGACGCCGTCGGACACCTCGGTGCGGAGACCGACGATCTCGCCGTCGTCCTCCTGCCAATGGAATGAGATCGTGATGGGTGGGAAAGGTGGCTCGGTCATCGCTTCGTCAACTCCTTGATGAACTCGTCCTGCTGCTCCGGCACCCAGACGACGCGGGCTTCGATGCCGCACTCGGCCAACTCGTGTAGCCAGAGATGCTGGTCGTCGGTCAGCTTGTATGGCTTGCGCTTTAGCTCGACCACCATCAGCCGGGGCGGCCGGGTCAGGACCAGATCCGGCCAACCGGGATGGCCTTGGATCGCTGTGGCGTAGCCACCGGACTGCGTGCGTGACGTCCGCTCCGCGTGGACGCGCCACCCGGCCAGCTTCGCCGCCTCCACGATCGCCGCCTGACAGGCCGCTTCCGTCGCTCTCACTTCCGCGCCTTCCTTACTTGGTATCCCCTCGCTGCATGGTGTCTCTAGGGGTGTTGTCATCTGCGGCTCTCCCGGTAGCGGGCGAGAGCGGTCACGATCGGCTCGTGGCCTGGTGGGAAGTCGGCGACGGTCAGGTCGTCGTCGTAGCCGAACTCCTCGTCGAGGTACAGGCGGATCGAAGCGGCCAAATCGTCCGCCAAGGCGCACGCCTCGGCGTAGTCCTTGTATGACACCCACGACCCACCGTCGTCGTCTTCGCTGAGGAGCATCATCGAGCCAGGACCTTCGAGCAGCGCGACAGCAGCCCGTTCGGCGGTTCCGGGATCTTGCCGAACGACACGTTGTCGACGACGAAGTCGAACAGTTCGCCGAGCAACGCGTTCGGGGCTTCCGGCTGCCGATGGTAGAAGTGATCCTGTGCCATCAGGCAGACCTGGCAGGAGACGTACGGGACGCCGAAGAGGTCGTCGACGGTGACGCCCTCGGCGAACTTGTGGGGGATCTTCACTTCATCGCCAATGCAACGAGTTCGTGTGAGTCGAGGTCGAACACCGCGAGCGCCGTCTGTCCGTGCCACTCATGCTCGACGGGTATCGACTCCCACCTCCACAGGCGCTCCTCTTGTGGACGCCTGTCGGGGTTCTGCGCCCGCTCGGCTTCGACCTTCGCCAGGAGGGCCGTCTTGGCCGCGTCGACGTCGGGGAAGACGCCGACCATCTCGGTCTCGCGGCCGCATTCGAGGCAGCCGATGTCTAGGGCCACGACGCTCACTCGCAGGCCGCCTTCAAGCGCTGGATCATGTCGAACATCTCGACGACAGAGTTGCCGTCGCGCAGGTAGGCGGCGACGTCGAAGATCACCTGGAGCGGGGATGCGTGGATCTCGGCCGCCTGGAACTCCATGATCGTCTCGGCGGAGCGCCGCTCGTCGCCGTTGAGGATCTCCAGTGCCGTCAACGGGTGTCCGAACTTGTCTCTCATGGGTTCTCCTAGGGGTTGTGCTTCACGACTTCACCGCAGTACGTGCAGATGAGGCGGTCGTGGAACGGGGATGTGAGGGGGTGGATGCAGTCGACGCGATCTGTGGGGACGTGCCGAAGGCACCACCATTCGTGGTGCTTGTACTCGACGGCGGGTCGGCCGCAGCCGTTCCAGCACACGGGGTTACCGGCGGTAACGGCAGCGGCGGGGGTCGACGTGTCGGGCTTCGGTGTGCGGGATGGACCCTTCGGCTTGGCGTGCTTCGGGGGAAGCTTCTGGCGGGCCACACCCATGAGCATAACATGCTAGCCCTCGCACCACAAGCTGTCCTGCGCTACCCTAACAGCATGCCATCCTACCCCCAGCCCGACGGCAAGTCTCGCCTGTTCACCTACCACGCCCCCAACGACGTCTACGCCTACCTCATGGAGATCGTCGAAACCCGCGGCATCTCCCGCAACAAGGCGATCACCGAGATCATCACCGAACACCAAGAAGCCGCCGCGAAACGGGAGGCGAGGCGGAAGCGGTGACCTGGCCCGGTCTCGCCGTGATGACCCTCATCGGCTTCGGCCTGTTGGCGATCTGGGCGCTGTGGGACTGGCTCTGGGAACACAAGAAACGTCGCTAGAAAGTACAAGCCCCCCGGCCGACCCTTGACGGGTCCGCTGCGGGGGGCGTACTGTTCACGCTGCCATGCAAGAACGGTCTTCACTCTAGTCGGTTCCCCGACGCCAGGCAATGCCTGATGAAGCATCCCTTCCAGGGAAGTCAGCTTCGTGTGTCCCACCGCCTGAGTCAGTGGGGAAGGGTGAAAGTCCCCGACGCCCAGCCAGCGCCGCAGACCGTCAGAGGGTCAATGTTGAAGCGTGCTCGTTGGCCCGTGCGCTACGTCGAGCCGTGCGTCACCAAACGGTCGGGTAGGGACCCGGGCGTCTGTGTCCACACCGGATGACCCTCACTACGTTCGGGCTGCCGCCCTCGACCCCGCCGCCCCCGCTCGAACCTCACGCCGTACAGGCGGGGCCTCGGTTGCCATCAGCGTTGGAGAAGTAATCAAACCGCGAGTTGAAAGTGGGTAGAGGTACGCGCGCGCGTTGGCGGTCTACGCTGCGCTCATGAACGCTTCACTTGCTGCGCTCCTAGCCGATGGCATCTACATCGGGTGGGGCGTCATCCTGCTCATCGTCATCCTGATCCTCGTGTTCCTGCTCATCCGCCGCCGGTGAACGTCTTCGGCTACCAGGCGTGCTCACGTTGCACGTCGGCGGTGCTGAACGAGATCGCGTGGAAAACGGACGGGCTGTGCTCCACCTGCTTCCGCGAGTCCCCGAACGTCCGCGAGATCATCGCCGTCACGAAGAACCGGGAGAAGATCCGCCTCACCCTCTCGAAGCGCACACCGGGTGATCGAGCACAGAGGACAAGAGCGAAGAAGCGGGCACGCTCACGGGACGAGCAACGCGACAAGGCCCGCCTGTCGATGCTCGCCACGTCAAGAGCGAAAGCCGCACTGGCCCGCGCCTACCCGGCCGTCTACGAAGTCCTCGTCGCCGAGGAGAGAGCCAAGCTCGGCCTCGAACCGTGGACCCTCGACCGCGCCCTCACCCCGCACAAGGTGACGGACGAGACAATGGAACACCTGCGCGCTTACCATGCCTCCGAGCAGAAAGCCACACCATGCTGACCACCACCTTCGAGCGACAATCCGGCGTCAACAACGGCGTCGCGACCACGTTGGCCGCGGTGCAGTTGAATCTGCGGAACAAGCCCGACCAGGAATACCTCCTGGAGACGCTCCTCGGCTCGAAGATCTCCGGTCGACGCGCCTGGCGCCACTACGACCGCCTGGGCACCGTGCGCTACCCGTTGAACCGGGCGATGCGACTCGCCGGCGCGGCCAAGCTCCACGCCGTCCTCCTCGACGACGAAGGCAAGATCGCCGGCCCGATCAAGCGGGGCCAGGGCCTCGACGAAGCCATCGACGTCGTCAACGGCATCTACTCGCCGGTCGGCGGCGTACGCGGCCTCATCGAGCGGTACTTCATCCATATGAAGGTCCCGGCCGACTCGCACCTGATCCGCGTCGTCGAAGGCAAGACGCAGGACGGGTATATGTTCCTGTCGCCCGACGAGTTGACGACAGACGCCTCGGCGGAACCCATCTCGATCGCCTCCGGGGGCAAGCTCGGCAACCTCACCTGGGTCACCCGGCCCGGCGGACCCTCCCGCCCGGTCCGTTCCCGCTCCGTCGCCCGCAAGGACTACCTCGGCCGGATGTGGATGCCGTCCGCTCACTGGCTGGACATGCCGGACCCCGTCCTGTCGACCCTCGACGCCGACTGCGACCTCCTGCTCCGCATGCAGACCATGCTCCGCGCCCAGATGCGCTCGCGCGCTTCGACGTCCGGGTTCCTGTTCTTCCCCCAGTCGCTCCGCAACCTGGCGGCAGGCGAACGCACCGCCTCCGGGCCACAGGAATTGACCGAAGCCGTCAACGAGATCCTGTCGACGAACATCCAGTCCTCCGAGGAAGGCGACGCCGCCGACGTCTCTCACATCGTCATCTCCGGCCCCGACGACGCAGGCGAGAAGATCCGCGAGATCGTCCTCGGCCAGGAGACGAAAGAAACCGACCTGAAGCTCCGCAAGGAGTTGTTCGACAACATCATGTTCGCCCTCGACATCAACACCCGGGCGAGCAAAGGCGACTCGGAGACCCGCTACCAGAACTGGAACGACACCTCCGACGAGTTGCGCCTGGCGGTGATCCCCGACATCGAAGCGATGTGCTGGGGCCTGACCCGCCTCGTCCTCCGCAAGGAACTCGTCGAGCAGGGCCGGCTGACACCGGAGCAGATCAACCGTGTCGCCGTCTCGTACGACCTGTCGGAAGCCTCCGTCCGCATCAACCAGGAGGAGACCGCCAACCAGTTGTACGACCGGGGCGAACTCTCCGGCACCGTCAACCGCCGCGTCGCCGGCTTCAACGACGACGACAAGCCCGACGACGACGAGTACATCCGCATGTTCGGCTACACGACGAAGAACCCGTACCTCGCCTTCTTCGGCATGAAGCTCCCCGACGACTTCGACTGGGAGAAGGCGATGATGAAGCCCGACGGCGCACCCGCCGACTCCAGCGCCGGCCCCCCGAACGCGACCCCGGGCGCAGGCAACCCCGGTTCCCCATCCGACACGAAGACCGAAGACAAGCCCTCCAAGGCACCAGGAGCATGACATGAAAACGACGTTCGGACAGTTCAACCCTGACGGCGGCGAAGGGTTCCTGCGCCCCGTCTACTTCCCGTCCCTCGCCACGATGAACTCGCGCACCGGCGACGGCCGACTTCTGCGCGAAGGCGGGGGCGGCGTCTACGGCAGCACCCTCCCCCGGCCGATCATGGCGCAGACCAAGACGATGCCCGGCCACCTCGAAGCCAACGCCGTCGGGTCGCTCCAGGAGGTCACCCTCCACGAGGACGGCAACATCTCCGGCCGGGGCTGGCTCGCCGACATCCCCGCCGCCCATGATCTCGTCACGCTCGTGAAGACGCAGTCCGTGTTCCACAACTCGATCGACCTCGCCGACGTCGAAGTGATCGCCGAATGGGAATCCGACGACCCGAACGACCCGGGCTACAACAACCTGCTCGTCGACTTCACGAAGTGGCGCATCGCCGCCACGACATTCGTCCCGACCCCCGCCTTCGCCAACGCCCACGGCACCCTCGACGCGCCGAGCGACGAGATCCGGGCGAGCGCGATGCTCGTCACGGACGAGCCGTTGGAGGTGTCGTTCGAGGCGACCGACTTCCGCATCGTCGAGAACGCCGAGGAGGTCACCGCCGCCCTCGCTCTCGCCGGGGCCACCGAGCCGTTCGACGCCTACCACCGTCCCGAACCGACCGTGTTCACGAAGTCGACGGTCGACGCCGAAGGCAACGTCTACGGCCACCTCGCCCCGTGGGGCAAGTGCCACGACGGCGTCCAGGGCCGATGCGTCCTCGCCCCCAAGCCGGCCCACTACGGCGACTTCCACCAGGGGGCGGTCCTCACCGAGCGGGGCCTGGTCGACACCGCCGTCATCTTCTTCCTCGGTGGGCACCCCGACAAGCCGCTCGCCAAGTCGGAAGCCTCGAAGGCGTACGGCGGCGTCGAGAACGCCTGGGCGAAGGTCCGCGTCATCAACGGCCGACTCGGCCCGTGGTACTGCGGCCGGGTCATGTCCGGCCTCTCCCCGGAGGCCCTCGAACTGGCCCGCGCCACCCCGGTGTCCGGTCACTGGCGTGACGACAAGACGCTCGCCGCGATCGTGTCCGTCAACGTTCCCGGGTTCCGCATCCCCGGCACCGACCGCACCTTCGACTCCGACGGCGTGTCGTTCGACTCGGAAGGACGACGTCATGACCTCGTCGCCTCCCTCCACGTCGAGCCTGCCTCCAAGCAGCGCCCCACGGCGCAGGAGATGATCGACGCCCTCGGCGGCATCACGCGTTGGCAGTCCATGACCCCGATCACACAGGGCATCAACACCTCCGGCAACATCCAGTACACGACGACGTCCGGCGACACGATGGCCGGCGAGTTGGAGATCGCCGAAGCCCTCGAAGCCGCCGTCGACGAAGCGTGCGGCGCCCCCGACCACCGCGACACCCTCGATCGGTTGGCGATGCTGGTCGAAGTCGAACTCGAACTCGGCGCCTGAGTTGCGTAATAGCGGCCGCGGGTAGCAGCATTCGCTCAACACCACAGCGCCAGGAGGGCGACACGATGTTCTACGAGATCCCAGCCGACCGCACGGGGATGAGTGCCGCCGCCCTGCGCGGCGTCGCCCTCGCCGCCCGCAAGTCGTACCGCGACGCGCTCCGCTCCGACGAGCCGCCCAGCCTGGAGGACGCGACCGCCTACCGGGCACAGTTCGAGGCCATCGACGTCGAAGCCGACAACGAGGCCAAGATCGAGGAGGGCGAAGCCGCCGAAGCCGCCGCTGCGGCCGACGCCGCCGAAGCTGCGGCTGCCGCCGAGCAGGCCAGCAACGACGACCCCGAACCGGACGAGGACCCCGACGACGAGGTGAAGCCCGACACCGAGGCCAGCACCAAGGCGCCCGCCGTCGTCCACACCGGCCTCGGCGTGACGACCGAGACGACCGAGACTGCGCCGGACGGCCCGATCAAGGCCGACCAGATCTTCCGTCTCGGCTCCGGCCCCAACGCCGAGCCGGGCGACGCGTTCGACTCGTGGGGCGAGTTCGGCATGGTCGCCCTGAAGCGGGCGCAGGATCTCGGACCCGGCTCGACCGAGAAGTTCGAGGTCGGCGTCATCAAGGGCAACTACCCGAAGGAGCGCCAGCTTGGTCTCGACCCGTTCGACAACCTCCGCAAGCTGAACACGCTCACCTCCTTCGAGCGTTCCGCCGAGGAAGTCACGGCGTCGCTGTGCGCGCCGGCCACCCCGTACTACGGGATGGCCTGCCTCAACACCACGCGCCGGCCCGTCGCCGCCTCCCTCCCCGGCTTCCAGGCCCC